TTACAGTAGCACCTACCCAATACCCTGCTGTGCCTACCCAATCTTGTATGTCTTTATTAGGTATCTTTTTTAATGCCCATAATACTAAAGCAGATGCTCCACCACCTGCAAATAAATTTAAATTGTTTGTTAAAAATTCCATATTAATCAATCTCCTTATAGTTATTTGTTATAAGTTTAATGTTATTGTAAAATGCTTCAATTACTTGTAATCTAGCATCTAGTTCTTCATATACTTCTTGTTTAAAAACTGGTGGATGTGAATCCTTTTCCAGTTTATCAACTCTTGCATTTATCTCATGTATTGATAATTGTATATCTCTTAATGTATCTTCAATGCTCATTCTTTTATACCTAAATAAGTTAATGCTGCACCTATTACTGCATACAATGTCAAGCCAATAGATTTCATGCTTGTTATATTATTTTCTGCTGTTCTTAATCTACCATTAATGATTTCAAGGTGTCTATTATTATCATTAACTTTTTCTTTGATGTGTTCTAAATCACCAGTTATTCTAGTTAAGTGTAATGTAATATTATTTCTATATTCTTCTGTACTACCTTTTTTCATTATGGTATTTGTTTTATTAAATTGTTATTTAACCTTACTAATCCTTCTGGTGGATCAGTTCCTTCAAATGTTACCTTTAAAGTGGCATACTGATTTCTTTTTGGTAATATACTTGCACCTAAATCAGCAGATATAGAACCTGCATTTCCATGTTTAAATATACCACCACCTAACCTTGACTTTCTTTTGCCAAATGAACCTAGCTTAACTTTAAGTTCCATTGATAACTCTTTTATCTTAATAGAACTTTGTGGTGCTAATGTTGCTAATGGTACATTAACATTATCACCATTAATAACCATGTTCATACATTTAGGTGTACCATCTTCATTTATATATTTTGCTAATGCTTCAATGTGCTGATTTTCAGCTAATGCTTGTGCTTGAACAACAGCATCATATAAACCTTTAGTTAGATGGTCTAAAAAAGAACCTTTTTTATAATTATTTTCCATCAGATTTTGCTGCTGAAGTTCCTTTACCAATAGAACTATTCAACATATCTAAAACCTTCATTAATCCTTCTGGCTTTTCCTGTTTACCTTTAACAGATACAGTATATTTAGCAGAAGTATCAGAACTTCTATTGCTTTCAGAATGATGTGATACTTTGCCTTCAAATGATGCTTTCCAACAAGCAAATCCACATGAAGCATTTACTGTTGCACTTGAATCAGTAGAAGATTTAGTAGAACTTTGTGTTGATACTTCCATATTAAATTCAACATCAATACTATCTACACATAGTGAAGGAATATTAATAATAGATAACAAAGGAACATCTAGTTTAACTTCTTCTGTTCCATCTTCATAGTTAAATGTTACTGATTTAGTGTTACCACTACTATCCATACCAACTTCAGTAATAAACTGTGCAGTTGTTGATGCTAATGATTTTTGACCTTCAGCAGCTGCTAGTAATGGTGCTGATATTAGATTTTCTATTGGTAATCCACTAAACTGATTTGCTATTTGATTTGAATCTGCCATTATTATATTTCCTTATTTATTAGTATTTTTTGTTTTCATTTCTTTCTTGCATTCTTAAAAACTTATCCCTTAAACCATTTCCAGATAGTTTAGCTATAACTTCTACTAATGTTTTATAACTATTTTCAATTCCTTTTTGTTCTAACTGCATCTTCTTCTGTTGGTCTATTAATTTTACAATGATAGATTCAACTCTACCAAAACTTTCTCTTAATTCTTTTTGTAATTCATCTTGTATAAACTTGTTTTGCTTCCATATATAAAAACCAAAAGCAATAGCAACTACTATTGGTATTCCATATTGTTCTAAAATTAACAAGTAATCCATTAAACTACCACCTTAAATACAGTTGTTCCTTTGTTTAACTTTTCATTACTCTTTGCATTATATGCTTCTAATGATGCTTGTATATCATATCCATCACCATAATTCTGTAAATCAACCTTGATTCCATCTCTATTACCATTATTATAGAATATATAGCAGTTTTGAGATGCTCTACCTGCTAAATTTAATGCTTTTTCTGAATAATCATTAGCACCTACCATAGAAGAACTTCTTGCATAATTATCACCAATTCTTGCACTATGTATATGTCCAAAAATTACATAGTTAATGTTAGTTCCTCTCATCTTATATCTACCAACCATTTGATTTATTGATGATTCTAGTCCAGTTCTTTTAACTGAACCATTACCATGTAGTATCAATAAGTTTTGCCCTGCTATATTCACTACTACTTCAGTTGGATCAGAATCAATAAAGTTTATATTAGAATCTCTAAATAAATACTTTAATGTGTTATGTATTGTAAAATCATAGTTATCTGATGCCATCATAGTGGACCAACCCCAATCTTTTTTAACTCTTGATTCATTACCAGTAACTGATACAACATTAACATTAAATTTTTCATTAAGATGCAAGATTACTTGTTGTAGTATATCTACTGCCAGGAATGTAGCCTTTGCTCTATTGGTAGCCATAGATAATAATTCATCTAACCTTCTATCACTATTAAGCAAATCACCAGATAAAGCAACCAGAACATTAGTTACACCAAATGCTTTAAAGTATGTAGTAGCTTTTTCAACAAAGTGTCTGCATCTTGCTGATGCTACATTAAAATCATACTTATTGTGTTCCAGATCAACTAATTCATTAAAGTGTACATCACTAAACTGTATAACACCTGCACACTTATTATTCTGTTTATGCTTTTTAGTATATTTGCTTAATTTGTATTTGTCAAAAATCTGTACTAATCTTCTAGTGTACTGACTAACTGCATTTTCAACTCTTGCATATTCCCTAAAAGATTTTCTTTCTATTCTATTTAAATCTTGTGCTGATTGCTTCTGCTTTGCTAACCTAACATTTTCTTTTACTAGTTCTAGGTTCTCTATAGGATAAGCACTTCTACAACCACATACTTTACATTCATATCTTTGTTTGTCATCAAAATATCCTGATTTAATTAATTTATCAGAATGACAATTTGGACAGAACATATGTTATCCTCTTTTATTTAGCAGTACAATGCCTTACTATATTACTTAAATCATTTGCTCTAGTTTTAACTTGCTTTGCCCATAATGAATCAAGCATTTCATCACTTGCAAGTTCCCAGTTATGTTCTTTTAAGTATTTAATGTGTTTTTTAAACATTGAATAACCTTTAATACCAAGATTGTAGCACATATTAATTACTACATCTTGTATTTCTTCAGGCATAGAATCATACCAATCAAATGTTTTTCTAACTCTTGTTATAAGTTTAGTAAGATTCCTAGCAAGTATTTCTTCAGCTATATCCTCATCTAATTCCAAATCTTTAATAGCAAATCCATATCCTATTGTTGAATAACCTTCTGTATCAACATATACTTTCTTGCTAAAGCCTTCATGTAGCTTTATCTGGTCAATCAAATATTGCATCTATCTTTGTTTAAAATGAAATCTAAATGTTAAATCAGATGCAGCATAAGTAACAGTTCCACCTATTATAGCAGTAAAATATAATGATGTTGAATCATCATCTGCTTTACACAAAAAAGGTAGTTTAGGTTTTGCACCAGTTTCATTAACAGGCATATTAATAATAAAATTGCCCATATCTAATCCACCATCATCAGGAATATCAACCCAACCACAAAAGTTTGCTGCTACACCTTCTGCTGCTGTAATATTCATAGCAGCATTAGCAGCTTCCATACTTACTCCAGAACCCATTATAATAATTTCCATAGGTGTTGATGATGCTTTTTTAGAATTAACAGTTATATTAATTAATTCAGATACACCACCATTACCAATAACTGCATTTGGTATTTCAGTAAAATTAAGTAAGGCATCACCATCTGCAAATTCATTTGTATTTAAAGTAGGTGTTACATCAATTATTCTATAATCACTTTTTCCATATGACATATTATACTTCCTCCACTTTCCAACCTTTAGCTTCATATGATTTAGCTACACCCTCTAATGCTTCTCTTGTTATAACATTACCATTAGGTTTTGTAATTCTTAACATACCTAAAGATTTCTTTTCTTTTTTAACTTCTTTTTTAGATTCTTTCTTTATTTCTTTCATTGTATTCTCCAGTTAATCTCTTATAATTTTACCATCTTTATCAAAACTTACACCACCAAACATACCTATGTTGTCTGCACCTTTGCCTTTTTTATTCCTTGTGATCCTATCAGATACTTCCTGCATATAGTCCATATACTTCATTTTTGAACCTTTATAATATGCTTGTTGTCCTTTATCTTTACTTTCTGATAAACACAAATTGTTATTAGGATCAAGTTCACAACCAAATTCTTTATTGTTTAAATTACCTATATCTTTTTTAGGTTCTGATTTTCTTATAATATTTTTTTTACTTGCCATAGTTTTGTTGTAACATGGGTGGTGTCCAACTCACCACCCATATCACTTATTCAATATCTATTAAGATATTTCTGTATGTATTTCTACACCATGTAAATCAACTAATTCACTTACTGCCCAGTAGCCATTAGCTACAAGATTAGTTGAAGCACCTAACTCATTTCTTTCTGTTCTCAACTCAATAAAGTTGCCACCACCAAAATCCATATAACCTGCACCAATAGCAGATTTAGAATAGATAGCACCTTTTTTTCTACCAGTTGAACCATCAATTACTTGAGGTGAAGTAAAGAAATCAATTCCAGCTAATGAAGTTACATGACCTGCACCATAGAACTGTTCACCAACTGAAGCTGCACCACCATGAGCAAATGCACCAACACTTGAAGCTGTTGCTGTCAATGCTAATTCATTTGATAAACCAAATGAGCCATACATTTGTTGTGGGTGAAGAACTGCACTATAAGGTCTTGAAGCATCATTAGTTTCAAGTGAAGCAACTGCATCCATAATGTCAATAAATCTTAAAGAATCATCAGTACCTTTACTTGTAGCAAAACCATCAAATAATGCACAAATATTTGCATCAAATTCTGCTGCTACAGCATTACCAAGTACTTGACCTGCATTTACCATTAAAGCATCTGCATTACCAAATGCTGCAAGGTCAGTAACTCTAGCATTGATATGATTTCTTAAAATCTCAACATTAGTTGCAGCAGTTGTAATACTTGTTGCTGTTACTTCTGTATCCTCATCACCAGTAGCTTCATTAGTAACATCAGTAACACCTAATTTAGTATATACTGGAAATTGAACTGTATTTGAACCTGTAGCAGCTGCTGCCATAGTAACTGTACCAGGAGTAACTGCTGCTTTATTAAATTGAACTATTGCTGCTGCTATGGTTTTTCCTAAACCACCTGCTGCAATTCCTACATCTGTGTTTGCCATAATCAAACACTCCTAATTTTCATACTCTTTCAACTGCTCAAAGAGCCTTCATTTTGAGTATCTATTTAATAAAGTTTGTAGTGTTGTCTTTAATTGCTTTTTCTGCACCTTTAGGGTCTTTCATAGCAAATTCTTCCCATGAAGAATAACCACCCATTTCACCTGCTGTTCCAGATGTTGCTCTGGCTTGTGAAGTAGATGGACCACCAACATTAACAACTTTATTAACATAAGTTTCAAGTTTGCTCAAATCATTTAAGCCATCTGCAATAGATTTATCAGTATCATCAGTTAGTTTAGACATAAGTGATTCCCTCTTATCAGTTTGGTATTTATTCCATTGTTCTGATTGAGTTTTAAAAGAATCTCTTTCTTTAGTAACAATGTCTAATGCTTCTTTCAGCTTTCCATCTTCAACCATCTTAGCTTCTGCTTTAGATTTGTTATCTGCTGTTACTTTGTCTAACTGTGCTTGAAGTTTGCCAATCTGTTCCATAGCATCATTCTTTGCCTGATTGACCTGTGTGAATCTATCATATGGTACATTTTTTTCTACAGCTTCTGTGCTGTCATTTTTTACTGTGTTGTTATCACTATTGATTTGACTTTCATTTTTATTTGACATTTGTTACCTCTTTTGTGAGTATTTTACTATTATTTACATTTGTAATATAAATAAATTTTTTAAATTTTATATAATTATTTTTTACCAATTTTAAATGTTTTACTTTTAGGAAATGTTTTTTTTAATTTGGTATCACCATAATCTTCAGCTTGGTCTAATAGATATTTAGCTACCTTATCTGGTAGTGGTCTATTATCAGATGTAAGCACTCTACCTCTTTTGTTTAATGAATCAACTACTTTGCCAAATGTAGTCCAACCTATCTGAAATCCACCAGATGTTGTTCTAACTAAACTATAATCTTCTAATAAACTTTCAGTTAATACAGGTGCTGTGCTATTAGCATATTTTGATGATTGTAACTTAAATTTGTTTCCTCTTTTCATTGAACCATATGGTTCTTTATAACCTTTAAACTTTTTGCCATTTACATCTAATGCTTTATCAAATATATGTTCTCTGTATCTATCTCTAACTCTTGGTCCTACTTTTAAAAAGAATTTTAAATCAAGCATTTAATTTTTCCTTTGCTTCTTTCTGTCTATGAAACACACTTCCTTCATCACTTGCTATTTCCCATTTATGTCTGCAATTAAATCCACCACCATCAACTAATGATGCACTCCAACCAAAACCAGATATTTCTGATTCTGTTAAAGCACCTGCACCTGCATATTTTAAACATTCATCTCTTGTCTTTTCATCTACTGGTCCAATATAAACATATTTAGTATTTGCTGGTGCAACTTCCATCATTGAATTAGTAATTGTTCTGGAATATGAATTAAGTGTTGTATTAACTAATGTTTCCATCTGTGATGTAGATATTGATGCACTAGCAACTGATTGTGCTATTACTTCTGCTGGTACACCTGCTAATACACCTTTAGCAACTTCATTCTTTATATGTGCAGCAACAGTATTTATTACTGTAGTATCTAATACTTGTTGATTAAGTGATATATAAGATGTTAGTGTAGATACTGGTATATCTTCAAAACCTATTGTAGATTCTAATACATCTCTATGTGCAACTGTATATAGATTAACTGCTTTACTGATCTTCTTTGTTAATGTATCTGATATATCTAAATCATTTAATGCTGCAACAAACTGTGCATTGTTATCTATTTCTTTTCCTAGAGTAACCAAATCAGCAATCAGTTCTGTTCTTGCTTTGTCTATTAGTTCAGCAATTTGTAGTGATGCTGCATCTATTTTGTTTTGGTCTGCCATTATTCAACAGGTTTAGCTAATGCTTCTAGTAGTCCTGGACCTGCTTCTGGTGTTTCAGATATTGTTTTTCTTTCTTCTAAATGTTCTAATGCTTCTTCTCTAGTAAGGTCAGGATTCTTTTGCATCATAATATCAGCAAGGTCTATAATGCCTTTGGATAGTTCCCAATCCCATTTATCTCTTTGTTCTTGACTAGATAGTATTTCAGTTGATTCATCAAAATCAACATCTTCTAAATCTCCTGCATCCTTACCATCTTCAACTGCTACAATCAATCTTTCTAAATCAAATAACTTATATTCTACATCTTTCCATTTAACTACATCAGACATTCTATCATCTTGTAGTTCCTGATTCCTTAATCTTAATGCCACTCCAGATTCAGCAGTAGTACCTTCAACAAATGATGTTGGTAGGTGGTAGTTTTGTGATAGCATCTTATATGATGATTTGATTGATTCATCTAATGCAGGTACAGAATTAGGTGGTGCAACTATGCTTATAGTTCCATCAATTCCAAGATAGTTCACCTTGTCCTGACCAATAGTCATCTTATCTATATCAATACCACTACCATTAACAAACATATAACCAAATGATTGAAACATTACATTAGCATTCTTGTTTGTTTCAGCTACATTGATAGCAAGATTAGTTTGTATCAAATCAGTTGAAGCATCAGTATCAAGGTAATGTGCTTCAGGCTTTCCATCTCTATAGCATTCTACAAATGGCAGCACTCCATATGGATTAATCATTTCTGGATTATCATCTTCAGTATATACCTTGCCATTCCTATCAAACAAGAAGTGATGCTCATCTGACCAGTATGAGAACTGTTCTGGTTCAGTATCTAATACTGTAGCTTTCATAGTTACTGGATATATAATTGCTTCTGGCTTCAATGGATCAGCACCAAATACAGGTTCATAATCAGTTATTATATCATATTCAATAGAGCCAGTACCATCTTTTTTAGTTCTCCAACAAGGTTTAACAAGCACACCATCAAGCAAGTTAGTAACTCTTTCTAATCTTTGCATCTTCATATCTTTATCCATGAAGTAATCTGTAACATCTTCATTGGTATATTGTCTTTTAGGAGCAACCATATATACAAGTGATATTCTATCTATAATTCTTTTAGTTATGTTTATATTACCAGTAACAACTTTATCTAGTATAGAAGTACTAAAATAATCTTCAATGTAACTTCTTATTCTACCATTGTAATAATCTAATGCTTTATATCTTGATGCTTTCCATTTGTTCTTTTTCTTTTGATTAACATCAAACCTACTTATCATAACTGTTAGTTTGCCTATATCTGGTATCATCTATCTTGTACTCCTATAATGGGTTTAGTGATTGGAAAACAATAAGAAATGTAATATCCTAAAGCATCACTCATATGTGATAATGCTTTGTTAGATTTATCTATTTCTCTTGTTCCTTCCTTGTTAGTTACTTGCTCTAAATCTTTTATTAATGTCTTACAACTCTTATCCACCTTGATCTTATTCTTGCTAAACATATTATTAACAGCATTAACTCTATTAATAACTCTAGGATTAATATGATTAACTTTAACTATAAATCCATTCCTTCTAATCAAACTAATATCTGAAAAAGTACTTGAACTGTGTTTTGCACTACCTGTAGCATCTGGATAAGCATAGTAGGTGTTGTTTGGAAATAAACTCTTAATAGTGTTACACATTCTTTGTGTAAGCAAATCACCATCACCTGCATCATCTAGTACTACTTCTTTGATACAATGTATTGTACCATCACTTTGCTTCTGGGTAATAATGGCACATTGTGGGTGTACATTAAAGTCAAATCCCACATGCAAGGGTAAGTACCTGTTATATTTGTATCCTCCATTGTGTAAATCTCTTTTATAAGCATAATAAGTATTTCCTTGTGTTAAATTGACAAAATTTCCTTCTAAATAAGCCTTTAATAATTGTTCATCATAGTTATTTTTTAATGATTGTATATATGATTTTGGTAAATAATGATTATCAGTTGTTTTTCCATGAACTAATAGCTTATCAGGTGATGCTTGTTCTACAAATAGTTCCCATAAATAACCATATCCTTCTGGTGTACTTGTAATAAACAATTCAGCATCTTCACATCCTCTTAATCTACCTAATGCTTTTTGTACTGATAATGCAGCATATGCTCTTGTTTCAATATCAAGTTCATCTATACCACAATAAGTATAACTACTACCAACTATTCTTTGTGGATACCTTGTTTGATAAATCTTTATGTTTCCATATGGTGTCTTAAACCTATGTGCAGCAATATTGTATGTATATGGTATTCCATTTCTTTCTAGTATTTCTCTAAATGGTTCTACAAATACTTCTTCTGCTAATGAATAAGTAGGATATAATACTAAACCATTAGATACCCCATCTTTGTTTTTCTTTGAAATTAAGCACCAAAAAATTTTTGCCAATAGGATGTGAGTTTTTCCTGATCCATATCCCCCCAGAAATCCAGAAATGGAACATTTATTCTTATTAGTTAAGAACTCCCATTGTGATGGAAAGTACTTATCTTTCTTTAATGTCATTACATTATATTTCATCAAACACAATATCCTCAATAGGTTTAACTATTTCAAACTCTTGCTTTTCAGTATATCCTCTATCCTTACCTTTAGTTTTTAAGAAAAATATTATTGCTGTTGTATCACCTTTGTTTATCTTTTGCAATAGTTGGTGTTCAACATGATCAACTAAACCATCAGCTACAGCATCACAATCTTCTTTGAACTTATCATCTTCTTTCTGCCAAGCATAAAATGTTGCTCTTGATATGTTTGCTGCTTCACAACTTTTGGATATATGACATAGGTTATCATGTAATGCTTTAAGTAAAGATTCTTTTTTAAGTTGTATTTTGTCTGATTTGTTTAGTTTTTTAGGCTTTTCCACATTCATAATATAACCAATTATATGAAATATAAAATAAGAAAATTATACTATTTAGAACAAAGTTTCCTGTTTTGTTAAGTTATCTATTCTTTCTTTTGCCTTGTTATAATACTCTTTATCAATCTCTATACCTACTAAATCAACACCAAAGTAATGACAAGCAACTGCTATACTGCCACTACCAAGATGTGTATCAAGTATCTTCTGCCCTTCTTCTGAATACATCTCCAATAACCAAATATATAATTTTATTGGTTTTTCTGTTGGGTGTATTCTATCTTTAATTTGAGGGATATGCTCAAAACATT